CGGCCAGCGTGATTGACTGGCCGGGTTCAATCGGTGTATCAGTCAAGGTTTGAACAACGGCGTAGTCGTCGAGCCTTTGATGTGCAATAACGGTGTACACCGCCATAGCAAACCTCTATTCGTTGTTAAGCGACTGCGATGCGTGATGCCATTGTTGCGTCAGCGATGAACGTTGAGACGTAACCGTAGTAAGAAAAGACTCTTCCGAGGGTAGACGGAACTTCCACCGACATGATCCCGCGCACGTTTTCATAAAATTCAATGGCTGATCCTCGTGCAAGAACCATTGTGCCTGACGCAAAGTTTGCGTCGACAACAAGATTCAGACCGAGCGGGTTCAACGTGTTGTAACTCGTGATGTTTTGAGTTCCCATGCCGTTGACACCCATGAGACCTGCTACGGCTGCGTATGGGAAAATTGGGCGCTTGTCGCCGTCTAACTGTGTCGACAATTTTTTCCATACGTCGGGGCTGACAAACAAATGATCGGGCAAGAAACGAGTTGCTGACAAGATGCTTTCTGCGACGTCATACAACGAGTCAATGAGATCGGTTGGGTCGTTTGCTGCGACTGTCCATGTCACACCTGACACCGAGCCTTGTGCAACGATTTGATCTGCGCAGTAGTTGTCTGACTGAATCAAGTATTGACCGGCAAGGTCGCGCAAGATGATATCCATCGCACCGGGGCTCGTAAAGTCCATATCTTGTGCGGACAAGGTGACTTGCCCAGCGAGGGTCACTTTAGAAACCACGTTCGATGCAATAACAGGGGTTGTTGCGGAAACAGGGTTAAGTTCAGGTGTTTGTGCCGCCACGGTTGGGTGGGTAGTCCAAGTGGGTCTGATGAACGTCTTGCTTTGTCCACCGTCAGGATATGCGCGAGCACCTACCGCTGAAACAACTGGTCGAATGTAGTTGAGATCGTCAAACACTGGCCCCAACACTGGCACCGGCAACAAACCGGGTGTGTCGGTGGTAAGTACGTCACCGGCTGCTGCTTGCAACGCTGTCTGTTGTGATTTTGCTGCTTCAACAAATGCTTCGTTCACTTTGCGGAATGTGTCGCCGCCGATGTGATATGCCGCCATGTATTCGGCTGCTGATGGCATAGCAAATTGACGCTTTGGCTGTGCGGGTAGTGGTGCGGTTGGAATTGCCGCGGCCTCGACGACTGTTTCGATTGGGTTGGTGTCCACTTGTGTTGTCTCCTCGACGGTTGGCGTGGGTTCGGTTGTGTCGTCGGGAGTTGTGGCGCTTGCGGCTACGTCTGTGATAGTAGCACCTGCGAACGCGGGAATGGGGACTAATGACAATTCTAGCCACTCGGCTTTGCTGACGATCATGGTGCCGTCATCGTCGTATGTAAACGCTATTGGGTTCACGCCGACCGACACCGAGTCGAGTACGCCATCTAATGCGAGTGTTAGTGCTTCGTCACCGGCTGCGGTGGCGCTGATCTTGGCGCTAAACAACATGCCGTCGGAAGTGTCAACGCGTTCGGTGACAAGGCCCACGGGTTGCGATGAGTCGTGGTACATAAACAGTTTTGGTGCTTTACCGTCAACGGGTAATGCGCCAGCGTTGAAACGTACCTTTTGGCCGTCGGATACAACCGCGGTTTCGTTGTATGGCACCGCGATCCCCGTGATGGTGCGGCTTGGTGTGTCTCCGGCGGCTGCGTCGACGGTGACGTTGTTAGCTGTGAAGCGGATCATGCTCGGCTTTCTTGGTCGGTGTCGGGAGTTTCGGTGATGTCCATGTTGCGGTTCATGTCGGCGTCGTCAATCTCGCCAAGGTATTCGTCGGTATCAAACTCGACGTAGGTGCCGTTAGGGAGAACGGCGTTGCTCGACAATGTGGACGAAATGCATTCGGCGTAGGTTTTGGTGCCATACAGCCACAAGTCCCAGCGCGACTCACGCGAGTTTGTGTAGGCGTATGAGCCGGTTGGAACGCCCAAAAGGTAGGGCGGTATGTTGCAGATTTGCGCCATTTGTAACGCCGAGAATTGCGCCGACTCGATGAGTAGCATTTTGTCCGGCGTCGCGGTCGTCGCTTCGTACGATAGGTATTCGTTTAATGCTGCTGTCTGGTTTGTTTGTCGAGCTGCGTTGAACGCTGCGGCTAGGTCGGCTAACTCTTGCGCCGATAGCGGTTCGCCGCCTGTCTGCTTCAAGATGCCGGACGGGATTGCGGTGTTGGCGTTGCGGTAGCGGGCGTCTTCGATTTTTAATGCGGTAGCAATCGCTTGCTCGCTTGAATAAATGACGCCTTGTAGCGGGCTGATGAATTGCACCAAATTAGCCGAGTCGAGTTTTCCGCCTTGAAAGTAGACCTCGTTTGACGGGGCGTACCACACGGGGCCGACTTGATCTTCGGTCGTGATCGACCCGGACGGCAAACGCGTGAAGGACGCCGGGTAGCCGTCAGCGGTGCGAGAAGTGATGTACCAAAACGCGCGACCAAAAAAGAACAAATCGTCGAACGTCCACGCCATAAGCGTCTCATAGGTGATTTGTGGATCGGGACGGCGTAGCCATGATCGCGGTGCAATGTCCTCGTATTCAATTTCGCGTTCAGTTTCGTTCCATAACTCGCGGTACATTTTCAACGGCATTGCCGCGATAACCGATGCGTGAAGATCGCGGGCACGGCTAATTGCGGGGACTTGCATAGCGCGGTTGCGTGCTTCGCCTTCTTGGTATGAGTAATACTGGCCGATCATGGATACCGCAAAATTGTTGGAGTATCCGGTACCGGCTGCGGCTGCTTTAGCGACGGGCGGTGACGCTAGTTGTGCTTTTGTTTCTTTACGCGTAAAGATTGCCATTGTCCCTCGATTAGTGGCGGCTACCTATGTCCCGACGATCATAGGCAGACGCCTACCACACTTTACGTTACTTCGCGACAACGAACACAGGTTTTTGAGAATTAACCGGGCGTGACACTAACGCGATTGCCCACACTGAGCATCGTGCTAGTTCGATTGGGCCGGGTGATGCCTGCGATGACAACACAGCGCCTTGCGCGGTTTTTTTCATGACCGCCCGGTACATGTGTTCGTCAAGGTTGCGTTGCCCGTAATGCGTCACTTTGCCTTCGAGGATCATGGCCCGAGCAAGCGCCGTGTATTTGAGCAGCTCGCCGTAGCCGACAAGTGTGTACCGCGACGAATACCGCGGCGGGAGATGTAGTTCCAGTGTTGGCGTGATCGCTAACCGCACCGTCTTATCGGTCAATACCCGTTCGATTTCTGACCACATCGCGTCTTCGTTGTCGACAACAAACTCGGCGTAGACATGTATGCGGCCGTCTTTAACTGTGGATCGCACCCCGACATAGCGGGCATCGTCCACCGATGAGTCCACGGCTAGCACGCCACCGGCCGGCATCGGATCGGTGGTTTTCCAGTCGTCCCATTCATGCGGTGCCAACCAAGCGCCCCGCGACGCCTGCCACAAATTAAGATGCGCCCTAGCAAACGAGTCTTTTTTTGATGCGACCCGTAATGCTTCATAGGTGACGGTGCGCCCAAGCGCCGGGTTAGCCCACGCCCACGATGCCTCGTTGCGGGGATCACAATTAGGCGGCATTGACCACTCGGCAAAGTATGAGTATCCACGTTCGTCGCGGTCTATTTCTGCTAACGCGTTTTCCCGGTATTGGATCATTGACGTCGAGCCTTCATCGCCAGCGGTTGACCACATTGACAACAACGGGTTAGGACGCGCAATTTGTGACGGCCGAAGAGCGTCGTCTAGCACCGCGGCACTAATGTTCCACAATTCGTCAACAACAATGAGATCGTATGACCCGCCGTGAAGCGACGGGGACGCCGCGCGGATTTCCCACCGCGACCCATTAGCTAGCGTCACAGATTTACGACCGATCGCCTGTAAAAGTTTGCCGTCGTACCGGTCACGCAACATAAACGCTAAATCATTAAAGATCGCCTCGGCGCGGTCAAGTTTGTTTGCCACCGACAACACCGTTTGCGATGCGCCTACCTTTGCGGTGTACTCG